TGTATGGGATCCGGCAACCCAACCGGACTGTTCATCCACTCCAACATTGTACAACCGTGCAGTCACTTGGCATTTACATTAGCCCATCAAATTGGATTTGGTTGTTTAAGGAGTGAACCCCACCAACTGGCAGCCCCGGTGTCGTTACTCACCGCCTCCGCCTGGGGCACACATTTACGTAAAAACACTACGAGGGACGTAGACGCCTGGAGACGAAGATACCAACATTTTGCGATAATGCTTCTCCAGAACCACCTGTTCATCAGGTGTTACGTCAAACGCCCAATAAAAGGAGGCCCTGGTTTCCGGCTGAACATGGCCATACTCCCGGTTGACGCCCTCCTTTAAGCAGCGTAGATTCCAAGGCAACAGATCCTCGGATATTTTCCGCCGCTTACCTGATCGTCGATACATTTGATACAGATCCTGGAACACTGGTATTGAGCCCGTCAAAGCTAGACCCCCGGTTCCCACGGCATCCAACCAACCGCGGAAAAGGTCCTCAGTGTCCCACCGTTTCAGCATAACGCTATCTTTGGTAATCGCTGTGTTTGGATTCCTGCACATAATCCAATAGTCACCTCCCCAAATTGGTTTGGTTTGGCAAAATTCAATCTGGTCAAACATGGTTACAGGGGGTTCGACAGTCATATTGAACCCCATTTCTAGAAACCATTTAGAAAGAGGAGCCATGAACCTGTCTAAATCACCCTGTTCCATGAAGACAACACAGTCATCACCATTATTGGCCAATTGCGTTGAAACGCCCACATGTTTCGAATACGCATGGATCATTGAGCACATGAGCACACAATTACCCAAGGACGTATTCATGTCACCACTCATCCGAGTACCTTCAATGGTGTATTGGACGCGCCCATCTGGGACGTAGCCAACACATTCATTTTTAAGTTGATATTTCAGTAGTTGGCGCAACCTCTGTTTATGTTTCTGCTGGGGATAACACTTGTAGTAGACTTCATGTTCCCATTTGAGAGCCTCAAGGGAAACATGTTGGTCAAATCTAGAAGCATCCAACCCAACAGCAACTGGTCGCTTAAACATATCCCACTTCTCACGCAACAAAGTTGCCGATTCTTTGGCATTGAACCCCTTGATCACTGTTGGGTGGCCAAAGAGCTTACCAATGCTCTTGAACAATTTGTGTTCAAGTGGGGCAAGGTAACGTCCAACTCTGACATTGTACCTAGGATTACGTGGCGATATTATTCTGGGTACGGGATCAGTCTTAGTCGTACGATCGGTCTTCTCATACTTTACAAATACTTGTATGCTTGCATCTTCCTTCAAACTAGTCCGCCCCGCACGGATTTCGTCCAAAGCCCTTTGGTACACTCGCCGCTTGCGGCCCGGGCGCGAATCAACAAATTGTTGATGGCTCACAGGGGCGGTCGACGGCAGCAAGGGCACCAAAGACTCCAGGGTCTCGCATAACCTCTGAGAAAAGACGCCGGTGTCAGGTCGAGGTGGCCTGGAAAACCCAGAACCAGCCTTAACAAAGAACACCCGCTCACATACACCTCTCAGTAAAGTATTGAGGTCATTTGTGAATGGCACAATTTCGATATCGGGAGACACACCAGCCACTCTTACGTAGTGTCTCTCTCGGGGAGTACCCAACTCCCTTCTCCACCGCAAGCGGTCAAGGCCGCCACCTGGTAGGGTGAGCTGCTCCCAGCCGTCCTTACAAACAACTGGAAACGACTTCACCACCTTAGTGGTCTGGCAGCCTTCACCGGTGGAGGGAACTGGGCACCCCTAGTCTAGTGCCTCAGCGGGCCCAGAGAGCCCACCAGACACCAGCCTAAATACCTTGCCGAACACGTTCTCACTGTCGCAACGATCCTTCCATGTCTTAGTCTGCACAGCCAGTTTCATCTTCCTGAAATCATTCGTGGGCACAAAAGACAAAAACACAGCCCTATCAACAGCTATGTTTTTGTCGCACACACGCATGTCCTTATACTCAGGCTCCTCGAGTTGCTTCTGGAGCCACTTCCTGGTAACCAGGATGTTAGCTTCAGACATAGGACGTTCACCATACTTGTTGTAAGCCAATTGGGCCAGAGCAGAGGAAAAGGAAGAACGCTTCCCTCTCTTGATAACCTTCTTGGTACGCACAACCTCCTCTTTCTTCACTTCTCCATTCTTATCATGAATGGTGTGGGTGGAGGTGTATGTGTGGGTGTCAACAAACTCGATTGGATCATGGACTTGTGCATCCAACTGGCACAGAACCTCTTTGGTGAAGCGCTCCTTGGTGGAACCCTTGGTGACGACCCCCCAAGCATATTCCAACCACTTAGCGCCCCACTTCGTCAACACCAACGTCTGTTGTCCGTAGTCAGCCATTTACCCGATTGGCAGCAGTTACAATTTATCCCCTTTCGGTAGACCTGCCCTTCAAACCCCAATGTAAGTTGGAGAGAAATTCTATACGGAGGTAACC